GCAGCCCCACGCGGTCTGCATCGCGTCCCATGTCGCGTTAGACGCGAACTGGTCTATCACCATGCCTGAGCCGTCAACGTTTTCCAGCAGCTCTTTGAACGCCTCGGATATTTCGCCGTTCTGGACCGGGTTCTTGGAAAAGATATGCCCATGCAGGCCCTCAGCCGTGCGGCTTGTGCCGTCAAAGAACTTCGGGCGCTCTTTGTACGCGTCGTAGGCACTATCGCTCTGCTCCGGCAGACGGGGCAGATATTTCTCGCCGGCGGCTTTTATGGCGACTTCGCCTTCCACGCAGTCGCGTACCACTTTCCACTGGTGGGATTTTTCATCGTATAATTTACAGGGTTCGGAAACGGGCATATAGACAACTTACGCCCTGCGGTTAGTCGCCGCAATTCGTAGGTTTGTACTACGTATGAATATACGATAGGGCAATTAAGCAACATTTATTTTATAACGCGAATGAACAGGCGGTATTACTTTGCTGTATCCGTGTATAACGCTCTCCCAGATGTACGCTACGGGAAAGGCGAAAAAATCGGCTTTGCCTGAATATATATTTTTTTGCCTGAACTGCTCCGCCCATTTAATCCCGCCATTTTTTATAATCAATTCGCGCAGTTTTATCATGTCTAAAATCCACCACTTGCAAAATCCGGTATTATTCTCATTCAGATACCCGCAAAAATACGCCTGCGCTTCGCATAAAAAATAATCGCCTAATTCGCCTGTTTTTGGGTTATTGTAGTATTCCAGCGTAACCGTGTTGAAATCCCTAAAGTAATAACTTAACGATTTTTCCTGTAAGTTAATATGCTCCCCGTCCGACAATTCAATAATCGTATCAATGTGAAGATATTTGTCCATATACTTTAAGCGCTCGTCGCTTTGCTGGTCAGCCCGTGTTATATTTTTTACTTTCCAGATTTTATTGTAAACGGCGTCAATAAGCGGCCTCGCCTTTATCTCCGCTTTGCGCCGTTCATTTTGTTCAAAATCCTTCATCCGATAATCCTACCAATGCGTTTCGATTAAACAATATCTAATGCAATTTACACCCTCGATTTACGGCAATTTTCAGATTGTCTTCATCGTTGTCTGCCCCTATGCCAATCCTGCCCAGTTTTGCAGCCGCCAAAGGGAATGTGCCGGTACAGCAAAACGGATCAACCACCCTGTCTCCCTGTTTTGTGCTGTGTCGGATATACATTTCGGCAAGCTCCATCGGCTTTTGCCATGCGTGGTAACGGTCTCCAATCCTGCCGTCCGGCGCGTTTATTTCCGTAACCGCCCAAAATTCGTTGTCTTTATTGTCTAACTGCCCCGCTTCTTTCCCCCTGTAGTAGAGGCAAGCCTGATAATTTTGCTTGTAATGCTCATTCGGGATTTTCCCGCCGGTATTTTTGTAAGTCCATATTAAAATCTGTTCCAGATGCACGTTATCAGGAATTTCGGCGTTCAGGTATGCAGCCAATTCAGCAGGGTACGCGCCTATGAAGATATACGCGCTTCCAGTAGGCTTTACCCTCTCCAATGCAGGGTATAACCACCTGTCCACAAATTCAGATATGTTTTGAATGTCCGTAGAATACGGCGGATCGGTTAAAAGCAAATCATAGGGCTTGCATTTATGTATGAAGTCCACGCAGTCCATTAAGTGGACTGTAGGCGGCGTTTTAACCACTTCATTTTTTGTCTGGTTTAGTATTGACTGCTTCGCGCCTTGTAACTGGTTTTCTTTGCGCTCTTGCTTTATAACTTGTAGAATAAGAGACTCAGTGGGGATGTCGTTATTCTCTTTTGCTATGGCTTTCGCTTTTTCTACCGCTTCGGGGTGTTTGGCAATGGTCTGATAATTTGCGGCTTGCTTATGGGTTATGCCGAGATCGGTATAAGTCGCTTGTTTGCTTTTGTTCCTTTGAGGAACGGAAGCACAATACTGATTAACGCCGCCATTATTACCCTTCGGCGTTTCAACAATAACCTTGCCAAGCTCTGCCTTCGCGTCAATGACCAGTTCCCCTTGTTCCTGCGCTTTTACCAATACGCTTTGAAACTGCTCTTTTGACAATTTGCCTGATTTTAACACCTTCCTTGCCGCGCTTACCGCCGCATTGCCTACCGCGATGAACGGTGCTAATTCTTTCGGCGTTGCCGGTAGTTTTGAATTAACTTTCTGTAAATTGCTCATATACCCTCCCAATAAAAAAAGAGCAATTCTGCATTTACCCTTCGGGCTTTCCTGTGAGTTCGGGCACAGGAACTGCAAAACTGCTCTTTTTTATGCCTTCCGAACTAAAAGCATGAGTTAATTTTATTCTTGTCAAGAGATTTAACAATTCGTATGTTTATACGTAGTAGGTTTATATGTAGTATGTTTGTACGATAGTCTTGAAAAAAGAATAAGCCGCCCAGAAGGACGGCTATGATTAGCGGGTGTGACTTTTATTAAACTTTTTTTTGCGATGTAAGAGACTAAACGCCGCTCATGTCTTTGCCTGTTCAACCGTCCGTAGCGATCTTGCAACTCGGTATTCGGATGTTAAAAATCCTTTTTGTTTCAAAACAGACGTGTAAGTCGCAATCGTTGATTCGTGCAACGATAGCGCTTGTGCAATGTCCGCCAGTGACGGGCAATACCCGTGTTTGTCGCAATAGTCTTTGACAAAATCATAGACCTGTTTCTGCCGTTTCGATAAACTTTCCATACTTCACTTCCTCCCAAAATAATCTATGTCCAGTGAACCGACGCTGGCGCCGCCATGCTCACATTGAACGCTTTTTTGCCCTGCTTCCTCCGCAATCAGTATACGATACGCGCCGAACCGACGCTGGACTCCTCGTAATCAATACCTGTTTCCAATTCATTAAACGCCGCGCTTGTAGCGTCTACCATGTCCTTGAATTTGCTCATGGGAAAACTTTCCATCTGGTCAAAATACATTTCATTCCAATCTCCTATCACAATATCTATATTCCCGGCTTGCCATTGAGCGGCGACTGGTTCAGCCCTTGACTCCTTGCTGCCGGACTCCGCAATAGCGCATACGTTGAACCCGGCAAGGTGCATGATATAAGATTGCGCCTGATCCTTCCCGGCTTGCCCTGGGTCTTTAGGCAGCCTGATTTTGACATTCTGATACTTGGCGTTATCAAAACTGCCCGTGTGTTTGATAGTGGTTCTGACTTCCCCGGCGCTTTGCCTTACATTGATTACGTCGGCGATGACGTATTTGCCGTTTTCCCTCTTGCCCATAAGCACCCCGGCGGTGTACGCAGGGTCTCCGCCTTCTTCCTCAGAAGTGGCCGCTAAATCCCACGCCCTTACCCACTTTACTATGTCCGACGGAATAACCAGCAACATTTCCCCGATCTGGCTTCTCTTGAAAAACAAACCGCCGGCAGCCTTAATTTTCCAGTTGCCAAACAACAAACGCTCCCTGTCAATCAGAGGTAACGCCTTTAAGTTGGCAAGATATTCAGGGTTTCGCTCCATCAGTATCTTGTTATCGTATACGGTGGACTTGATAAACGTCGCGGATTTAGGTTCGGCGACCTCTTCTTTTGAAGTAAGGCGGAACTTGTCGATAAGCTCTTGTTTGGTATCAGCCCAGTGCAGCGTTTCGTCTCGCCTGATGAACCATCTTATTTTCCCGCTGCGGTCATCAATCGCATACCCCGTGTCCTGGTCTATCCACCAGCTTATAAACCCCGCAATCCAACTGTCAGCGTCCGGGTTACAAGTCGCCCTGACGAAGGGCTTTACTTTGCACGTGCTTCTGTTTCTGGACAGCATATAAAAAAACTGTTTCTGTGAAAAATGGGTTAATTCGTCAAAGCACAATACGCAAATCTGCGACCCCTGCCACAGCGTTAGTTCATCGTCCCTCGCAATGTGCCGGAACGATATTTTGCTTACAGTCTGCCCTTTCTTGTTTTTGAATCGCGCCTCGGCGGTGTTCCTTCTCATTTCAACAACGCCGCTTTTTGAGGCCCTGGATGTATACAGCCGCGAAGCCTCATCCCACAACGCCCCCTCCGAAAATATCTGCCCGTAATCCCGGCGGAATATGACGGCGCCAAACCGCTGGTGCTGTATATAGGGCAATGGAACGAGCAATAAGCCGAATGACTTCCCCCCACCAGCTGAACCGCCGTATATGGCTATGTCCGCGGTAGATGTCAGGAATTGGGTCTGCGGGCCTGGCTGCGGGGTAATTTTATTCACCTTCTATTTCTTCCTTTTCCGCTTCCTTGAGCATACAATCCGAACCGGGAGGCAGCACAACGACATTAAAGTCCACGCTGTTTTCCACCTCGGTGTTATTAAAATTGATAGCCACGGAGCGCGGGGATTTCCACCGATCATGCTGCCTGTTATACAGCCACGCCTCCGCCGCCCTTGTCTCAGGCGGGATATGGCGGTCCCTGAGCCTGACTTTGCGCTTGCCGTCCTCGGTATACTGCTCTCTCTCCGTCACCGTGTAACCGCAAGCCCTCTTGAATAAAGCCTGTTCAACCTGGCTGTCAACCGCTTCCTTGCCATTGGCAAGGGATTCGCCGAATGAAGATAAAACCCTTTGCCCTTCTACGACGGTGTATTTCCATTCGCTTATCGTCTTTCTGGAAACGCCCATCGCCTCGGCGATTTCCATGTCGGTGCAGCCGCGTATAGCCAATGACCACGCCCACGCGTCATGGTATTCTTGCCGATAGATCGGTTTTCGCCCGTGCGCCACTTCATTTCCCCGGCACCCATGCAGTCGAGTATTTTGTGCTTTCGTTTATGCCTTTTTTCTCAAATACGCTGTCGCACAAAAGCAGCTCTATTTCGTCCTTGTTTGCGCCGATGCCTTTGCAGACGCTTTCAACGCTCATGCCGTGGTCGTGTATAAGCTGCTTAATGCAATCGCTCATGCGGAACGCTACATGGCTTCCCTTTGCGCGGTTTATGCGGATGGTAAGCATTATCCGTTCAGGCTCGGTTAATTCCATGACCGCGCAAGGAACTAAGCCGTTTGTCAATGCAAAAACGTCTCTGTCGGTTTTTGCCAGCGTCGCCCGGTGGAACCCGTCGATTATCACGTTATTGCTGGTTATGAGTATCGGCTGTATCCAGCCGCTTATCAGCAGGGAGTATTTCAGCAAAGCTAATTCCTGATTAAACACGACGTTGGGGTTGTAATCGTTGGAAAATAACCCGTCAACGGGTATCCACTGTATTTTATCAATGGGGTGGTTCATGTTTTTCTCCTTAGCAGTCGGATGTCGTTATACTGCTCAATTGCGGTATAATGCTCGGAAAATAACTGCGCTTCTAAATCGGCGTTCCATAGCGGGTTAGTAGGCCGCTTAACGCGCTTCCTGCCTTCCAGCAATATGTACTGTATCCCGGCGGCTTTGAAGATTTCCGGCAGGGAGTATACGACTTTCTTGGCATCGTATAACTCAGGAAATACCCTTCTCGCAATCATCACATCATAGCCGGAGATTACGGCGCCAAAACCTTTCAAGGTGTCTGGTGTAATTTTGAACACGATTATTTTCGCCCCATGCACGGCTCTTCGTGCGTAGTCCTCGGACGACTCTATGCCGGTCACGGTCTTAAAAATGCCGCTCATTCTGATAGTTAAAAGCCCGGTACACGCGCCGAGGTCAACGGCGTTCAGTTCATTGGCGTTCGGGACCTTTTTTGCCACGGCGGTAATGTCGTCATGTATCTTGGGGAACGCGCCATAGGTCAGGTAATCATTTACGTATTCATGGGAATTATACCGCAATTTCTACCCCTTCAAACGCAAGATATTCAGGCTTCATTTCGTTTTTCGCACAAGTCTTAATATACCGCTTGAATGAGCCGCTGGCGATCTGCTCCATGATGTACAGTAATGGGTATCCTCCCAGATTCACTTTTGCTCCTTCATTACGTAATGCTGTTTCCCTAGCTGATATTGCAGATAACGCTTTGGCGCGAGCTAATTTTGCTTTATACGGATCAGTGATATTTTCCTGAATCATCTGCAATACACCTTGGGCTGTAGGTGGGTAGTCCGTCAAAGGTCTTGCGCTATTTTTACATGGTTTATATTCATGCTGGTATCGCTCTTGCACTATCATTTCGGGAAACAAATCAATTAACTGCTGGTAGAATACAGGGTCTCTGGTTCTTATTTTATAAAATCTCTTCGCCGCTTCGTCTAATAGCGGGGTTGCAACACGAAGGGTTTCACTGTTCAACATCTGCTGGTCGTAAATGCCGCAGTACCTTATTCCTGCTTTATAAAAATACAAAAAAATATCATTTTCTGTCCAATCATACAAGGGGCAAACAGTAGTTACTCTTTTTGTTTGAGGAAAATAGTAATTGGTTCGCGTGTTTTTTTTAACCAACATTTTCATTCTGTTTAGGCTTTCAGAGGCTCTAATACCAAGAAAAAAAGCCACGCTGCCTTTAAATTCTCTGGCAATAAAATCATCTGTAGAATACTGATCCATTACGCGGTATTCGTCGCCTTTGAGCGTAATGGCATACGGCGGTGGCTCACGCAAGTGCTTTCTATCTTTATCCCATTGCACATAAACCTCGGTATTCCCTAAAATGTATTTAGTGCTTTTAAGTGGCAAGGCATAGTAATAAAACTCGTATTCCCCGCTTTCGTAAATGCTTTGGACGAATGATATTACCGTGTCTGGTATAAGCTCCTCGTCCCGGAAAAACACCTTTGTTTTGCCGGGCATTTTGTTCTCTTTCCTGACTTCATCAACCAATTTCAGCGTCGCCAGTGAATCCTTGCCGCCTGAAAACGCCACGGCGCACGTGTCAAAATCCAGTAAAGCGTTTTTTATTCTCTGTTTGGCGGCGGTATATACGTCAATGTCAAGGTAACGCTTTTTATTCATTGAACTCGCTCTCCAGCATTACCAGCAAAGCAAGTTCTTTTGTCAGATCCGGGTGTACTTTTTTAGCGTATCTCAGGAAGGCTTGAAACTTGTCCCTTGCCGCTTTGTCATTGAAAACAAGCGTAAAAACGGAATAGGTCTCTTGCGGCTCAATGCCGGCGGTTATGCCGTTGAATTTGCCAAACTCCGACGGGCTGAACGTAAATCCTTCCGACGATTTTGTTTCAGCGAATTTTGCCATTTCTTTACTGAGCAGGATTTTGTCCCATATCGCTATCTCGGCGGTTGCGTTGTCGGCGATCCTGTACTCCATAATCTGCTTTTCAGTCAGGTCGTCCGCGATGGTACACGGCACTTCGCTCATGCCCAGTTCAATGGCGGCTTTCCGCCTGACATGGCCGCAAACAATGACATTATTCTTGTCCAAGACAATGGGAACACGGAACCCGAACTCCCTTATGCAGTTTTTAACAAAAGAAACAGAATCATCGTTGTTTCTTGGATTGTTGTTATACGGCGTAATGCTGTCTATAGGCACTAATACTATGTTCATGCGGGATTCTCCTTCATCTGGAGATTCCACTCGTCTATTTGCGCTACAAGCAGCTCGCTTTTTAACTGGACATCGGGATATTTCGCCTGTAACAAAGAGAGACAGCCTCTGAACCGTTCCATTTCAGATTCGGTAAAAATCAACTCCGTTACCCATTCCTGTTTTTCTTCCGGCTCTGCCTGGCTGTAAAAACGAAAGCCCTCGCGGAAATATCCGCGTACCGCCTCGTCTCCGATGGCTTCAATCTCTTTCTCCAACAGCTTTTTATCCCATGTCGCAAGCTCGGAGGCTTTATTGTCCATGATCCGGTATTTTATTACCTGCTCAGGCGTGAGGTCGGCGGCTATGGTGCAGGGCAATTTCTCGAGCCCCAGTTTTTGCGCGGCTTTGTACCGGGTATGCCCGCAGATGATGACATTATCTTTATCAAGCACTAAAGGAACCCTGACATTAAATTCCTTCATGCTTTCAGCCACTGCCGGCACGGCTTCATCGTTAATGCGCGGATTATCTTTATAAGGAATTATGTCGTTAATTGACACTAATAAGACTTGCAATTTCCCCCCGTAAGGGCAATTATGATAACACTATATTCAATTTGTCAAGTCGTTAGTCTATATTAAACTTATCAAGCCTCTCCCATTCGTTTGGCTTGTATACCGGGTCAAACCGCTCGCCGGCTTCTATGCGCTTAAAGTAATTCTCAGCGCTTTTTGGATGCCTGGACCTGCGGTGGATCATCATGTGGCACATCCAGCACACCGGGATGGCTCCGCCGACCACGGTTTCATAGCTGGAATAATCCTCGCAATGGTAATGCCTGATGCCTTTGTCCTGGCCGCAGTAATGGCATTTCGTGTCTTTTAGCCGCGGCAGTTCGCCGTAATCCACCGCTTCCTTTATCCATTTATCCCCCCTCTCCCTTTGCGCGGGGGAAAACCCGTTATACCACGTCAAAGCCGTACCCTCCTTTTTGGTGTCACTTTTATCTCTGCCATTCCCGTCAACCCTCCCAAAAACGCTTTACAATGTCCATGGTTACAATGTCTATAAAGTCCTGCTTTACCTGCCCGGATAAATTGTAGCACTGGATAATTTTAACCGCCATTTTTCTGTTTAGCGGCTGTTTGCCTTCTATCAGGCTGATATACGACCGGGTAACGCCGAGCTTCGCAGCCATATCTCCCCCGCTTTCGTTATTCTCAAACCTTAATCTGCGGATAAACGCCCCTAATTCGCTTATTTCTTTCTTTATCATCTGAACCTCCGTATTTTATCCATCCAACCGTTTAGGTGACATTTATGCTTCATAACAATTCAAGCTGGTTATTTTCAGGCTTTTTTGCAGCTTCTCCCTTCATCGGCATTTTATTGTATGGGAGTATATCCTCCCTCTTGAACCCGTACTCAGGAATAATAACCCCGTTTGCCGCTTCCAGCCATTCAGCAACCCAGCGCCGGTGGCAGCGCACATTGGGCGACTCCCAGCATAGGAGTATAGCGTCTCTTCCGTACATATCGCATATTTTTCTGTATGTCTGAACCGGATCAAGGGCGTCAAGTATTTTCTGGTACTCCCTGTCATAATCATCTTTAGACATTTTAAGCATATCATGCCGCGGGGCGACATCAAGGAACCGCTTGCCGTAATACCACGGTGGAACGCCTATGGAGACGGCAACCGCTTTAGGATTACTGCCGCACCTTGCAAAGTTTGAAGTCATCATAAACTTTAATTCCTCCGTTATTCATATCAATAAACTTTATGCGGCTTATTATCTGCCGCCATTTCTTTATACATAACCAGCGGCTTCCTTTTTGCCCTGCGTCTTTTATATTCAACGTATAACCCGCCATGAACCCCCATGTATTCCGGTTTAGCGTAAGACTTCCACCATGCAAA